ATGAAAAGAATACTTCTCTTACTCCCTTTATTAATTTTAGCTGGATGCCAATCAACGAAAGGCGAATCAAGGTTTAATCCCATCGTTACGGATGTTAACGTTGAAAAAATTGCCGTAGTAGTTCCAAATGACGTAAGAACTGAGAACAACATTGTAGATGGGATTAATGCTCAAGGAACGACAGCTACCTCTCTGACTAGAGTTATTGAGTTTATTAATGATGACTCTCAAATTGCAAGTACAATTAAAGCTAACGGAATTACTCACGTTTTGGTGGTATCAGGCAGTATTGGACAAGAAGACATTCGATATGCTGGTTCAATAACCAATAGCTATACAAACGCAACTGCTTTTGGCACTACCCAGACTGCCTATGCCACAGCTTATACTAACTCTTACAGTACACCTATTTACTCCTCGAACAATTTCGCAAGTGTGAACGGTAAGCTATATAGCTCTGACGGGGAGTTGATTTGGATTACAGATGTAGAACTTGAAGCTCAAGGAGCTGTTTACACAGGTGTAAAAGCCATGTCAGAAGGCATAGCCAAAGGTATCGTCAAAGAAATGAAAAAGAGTGGTTTATTGGCTAACAAGTAGCAGATAACACCTTGAATAGTACAATACTGCTTGATACCTCAAGCATTATTGTACTTCCAACCGCTTGTAATCATTTGGGACAATCACCTCCTGCCCCACATAATCATTCAACTCTTGCATCATATCAATCAGCGGTAAAAGCTCATTCTTGTGAAACAACCAATCAACCTTACTCAAATCGAGCGACGTAATACTCTCGCGGCGGATGCTCATTAGCTCGATGGGTACTCGGTGAAGGGCGAGTACATCGGTCATGGTCTGGTTCTTTACATCTTTGAATGCATCTTTCGCTTCAACCTGCCCTATCGCCGTTAATTCCGGTGCTTTGGTCTCTTTCCCTTTCGCATTAACAAACAGGTTCTTAAACGCCATGCCTTCTTGTGCCTGCAGTTGTTTCTTGATTTCGTCTTCCTGCTTTTGGGTCATCGTTGGCTCATTCATATACAGCAAATAGCCCGCATGATTACCATTGCGGAAGTACTGGCGACGAAACAAAGTCGCGTCTTCATTGAGCCAGATAGAGGTAAGGCCGCTCACATGACTTGGCAAACCATAAAGTTCTTGAGCAATATCATAGTCACCCAAGTGAAAGACTTGCCCATGCTTATAATCAATGCGCCCTTCATCATCGTAAGCTCTGGGTTTGTAAGTCCAACCCAAGTCTTCGCGCCTACGCATATAAAGCGCGGGTAAGTGCTTCAATTTAACCGGATCACCTAACCCGCGGAAATTGCGTATAACTTGCAGGTAACCATTGCCAAAGGTTAAGTAGTCTTGAATAAAGCGCTTCGCATCTTGGCGAGATAACAATCCACTCAGCGCGATCGCCAAAACCAACGTATTACGTTTGAACTCTATCGCACTGGCATGCATGGGGTTCACACGTAAAGCCTTGGCCAAAGTATCAAGCGGTATTGGCGGCTCGTATAAGCCATCAATTAACGCCACTTCTAAATAGCTCAGAATATCGCTATTCATCACACTTACAGGTTTAGAAAATTCAATCTCAATCACTTGCTCTCTCCAGTTCTTAAAAGAACGTTACACTTGTATCGCTATCTGCATTCACATCTATTGGTTCCCATGCCAGAACGTGCATTGAGGCCCATGCTAAATCAGCATGTGAACCTATCTTGCTGCGATTGGAAACAAAGGTAACTTGTCCGCTTTTATCCGTAGTTTGCTGGCGAATCATCAAAAAGGAATGCACTAGGTCATCCCAATCTTCATCAAACAAAAAGCGCCCATTGTTGATAATCTCTCGCGCCTTATACGCCATCATGCGTTTCATCTCTGGTGAATAGTTCAACTCAACTAGAGCCGGGTAAAACTTACGTACCAGCTCCGCTACCGCCGAACCCACACCGCCCGTATCCATTGCTAGATAAACCACGTTGTATTTTTCGGTAATGCTTCGAATCGTTTCGGCTTGTTGTTCATAGCTCGAGCCCTTCAAGCGCAGTTTTTCAATCGCCCGAAATACGCCGCCCTTAGTTTTGGGTTTCAAGGCAACCACTAAACCAGCATCATCCGAACCTTCACCAGTCCCGCCGCCTCTTGGGTCATAACCAACCAAAACCTCTGCATTGCCAACAGGTCTCGCTTTCTCGTGGTCTACATCCTGCCAGTGCTCTGTATCTGCCTTGCAGGCCAGCAACGCCTTGAGCGCAAAGAACGAGGCGCTATCATCCAAGAATTTACAGCGAAGCAGATTGTCGAATACTTCTTTAACCGGGTACTTGCGCTTAAGCTTCTCCATGTTGAAGAGCTTGTCACCACCTTTGGCAATGGCATCATCAACCGTGATCATTTGGCGGAAGATATAATCAGGGCCAAGTGCACCGTCTTTCAGTGCTTTATGGCGTAGGTCAATATTGTGCTCTTTCTTACCTGACCATTTCGGGTAAGCTTCGTGCGCCATGGTCGAAGGAGTTGAAATGTAGGTCGTGCGGAATTGCGCCTGAATAGACATGCCACCTGCGTAATCATCCAGATCACCAAAGCGAGGTATCCAGAAAACCTCATCCCAATACATATGGCCGTTAAAGCCCTGCGAAGTAGCGACATTAGTAGAGGCAAAAATCAGGTTCGCGCCATTGCTCAGTTCAATGTCGTCTTTACCTTTAAGGTCAACCCCTGCAAGCTCTAACGCAAACTTGCGAATGTAGTTTTTGAAGATGTAAGCCTGTTTCTTGGACGCAGAAATAAACACCTGGTTATCTCCGCTAAGCACCGCATCTTCAAACGCTTCCCACGCAAAATAGAACGACAAACCAATCTGGCGAGATTTCAGATAAAAGCGAATCTCGTTGATTTCATCATTCTGCTTGTGAGCGTGAATCTCTTTCTGATAACCAAAGAAGGTCTTCTCACGGTACTCATCCAGCATCTCTTTGGTGATGCCCGAGATATCATTCTTAACCTTGTTCGACTTGCGGCCACGCTTTTGCTCACCGTCAGCGCGGCTAACTGGTCGGCTGCGCTTTTTCTCTGCTTCCTCTCGCTTGTGCTGCTGTTCGAGAAGCATCTTCAATTCGCGCTCTTGGCACTCTAACTTGTGCTCAACACCCCACATCAAATAGGCGATGCGCTGTCTAAGCATTAGTTCAACGGGGGAATCATCTCGCAAAGTTGCCCAATCAAATTGCTTAATCCATTTCTGCACCGTACGCGTAGCCACACCAATTTGCTCCGCGATTTCCGGCGGCTTTCGTTGGCGTAAGAAAAGCGCAAGGGCTTTAGTTTGGTCAGCGGTGTATAGCGCTTCGCTACTAGTATTCGTATCCATGCTTGCATAGTGCTACAGCCCCCGTAATTACTCAGCCTATGCGAGTTCTATATCGATGTTTTAGAACTGGGATGAATACAAAAAGACAAGGCCATTGGTTAGATTGGAATCATCGAATTTAGGAGAGTTTAGGCATGTTTCAATCAGAACCAATTTGTATCTTGCAAGCAGGTACGACTGTAGATGGTCGAGTCATAGAGCAAAAAATCATTGATGAAATTGCGGAGTCCTACAGCCCAGAAGTCTACACCGCTCGAATCAACGAAGAGCACTTTAATTGGAGTTACAAATACGGCTCAGTTCTTTCAGTTGAAAAGCGAGATGACAAGCTGTTTGCAACCCTTAAGCCAAACTCAATGCTCCTTCGTGCTGTTGAACAAGGGCAGCTTCTTCACACCTCATGTGAATTTGTTGAGAAATTCTCTGACACAGAAAAGGCCTACTTGACCGGATTGGCCTTAACAGACAACCCAGCATCATTAGGTACGACTCAAATTCATTTATCTAGCCAAAATAACGGCAAGGTATACGCAAGCTCTAACTTCACTATTAACGCAGAACAATTCTCCGCAGATGAACACCTGAATGAGGCATCACTGCTTAAAAAATTCCAACGCTGGCTCAGTCGCGAAAAAACGGATGAGCAGCTCTCACAACAACAGGAACCCGACGACATGAGTAAGAAAACCGAAGAGCTGCTAGAGCAAAGCCTTGAGCAGAACAAAGAACTGAGTAACCAACTAGGTCAACTTGTTACCTGCCTATCTACGCAAAACAAGCAAGGTGATGGTGAAGAAGAAACGCCGCCAGAAGAGAAAGAAAGCAGCGAAGTAACCGAACTTAAAGGCCAAGTCACCGAGCTTTCTAGTCAAGTGGAAAAGCTATCCGGTCAAATTGAAACCCTTAGCAAACAAACGGATGAACATGACCGTAAACCTGCTGGCTCAGATGGCGAAGAAGACTCTTATTTATAAGTGCTCTGCACGTTACAACGAACTCATTTAGGTACAAGAAATGGAAAGAAATACTGAAATTAAGCTTAGTGCTTATGTCCAAAAAGTGGCGGAACAAAACGATGTGACCGATGCCACTCAGAAGTTTAATGTCACACCAAATGGCACTCAAAAAATCATTGCTCAAATGCGCGAGAGCAACTGGTTTCTAGGCAAAATCAACATTGTTCCAGTGAAGAACCAAAAAGGTGAATCCATTGGTTTAGGTGTAACAGGCATGATTGCGAGTCGCACAGATACCAAAGGAGACGGTAAACGAACACCAAAAGATTACTCAGGCATGGGCGCAATGGCATACATGTGTGAGCAAACCAATTTTGATACCGCGATTCGCTACGACAAGTTAGACGCTTGGGCCCACGATAAACGCTTCAACAAGATTGTTTCTTCGCATACCCGTGAACAAATTGACTCCAACAAAATCACTATCGGGTGGTATGGCGAACGCGTAGAGAAAAACACGGATGCTTCCGCTAACCCAAATGGTGAAGACGTCAATAAAGGCTGGTATCAAGCGATGCGTGATCACAACACCGAGCGACTCATTACTGAAGGCGAAACCGAGAATGTGGTTCGAATTGGTGAAGGCGGTGACGGCAGCGCAGGCAAAGAAAAAGGCGATTTCATTAACCTAGATCTAGCCGTCCTTGAAACCAAAAACCTTCTGCATGACGCTTGTGAAAATGATTCAAACCTAGTCGCAATCATTGGCTCTGATCTACTTGCTTACGATAAAGCAAAGTTCTATGAAGCGCACGGCAATACACCAAGTGAAAAAGGCAAGATCCAAGAGCTACAGGTCATTGGTACTTATGGCGGTCTACCCGCGGTAAAAGTACCGGGCTTCCCTTCAACGGGCATCATGGTAACCAGTTACGACAACCTGTCTATCTACATTCAAACGGACTCCATTCGTCGCTCTACTGGCAAGAAGAATGACGAGAAAGACCAGATCGAGAACTTCGAGTCGATGAACATGGCTTACGTCATTGAAGAGATTGGCAAAATCGCTGCCATTGAATTCAAAAACGTGAAGCTTTGGATTAAAGGCGCTTGGCACTAATTAATAACTAACACCCCACAAATGCAGGCTCTCCCGCTGCTTCATGTGTGCCTATGCACTTAATGATACTCGCGAGTGCTGCCTGCATCCCCTAACCCACTAAATAAGGTTGAGTCATGGCTGAGTATGTCGGAAACAAAAACGAGATATACGATTCTGAGCTGCCTGCTTCTGGCAAGTATCCAGCGCTGAAAATTTCAGAGTTTCAGTCTCTGTTCCATTTCCAAAGCAATGAGACAGAGGCAGGCATTCTGCACCACGCAAAAGTATCGCGTCTGAAAGTTCATTCAGAGCTAAAAGACGCCCTAGAACCTTTTGCTGATTTGGCTGAATTGTCGCAAGCACGGTTTGATGATGAAGAGTCTGGCGAGACGTTCTACAAACAAGCCGTGTTTGCGCTTACCGCCGCACAACTGATCAGCACGCAAATGAGCGGCGATGCCACCAAAGAAGCAGCTGACAGGCAAGAGGCCCTAACAGACAAAAAAGAAGAATGTGAAGTCCAGTACCGCCAAGCGGTAGACATGCTCATTCATGGCGAAGAAACCTACTGCTTTGAGAGGGTGTAATGAAAGCGTTGCAGAGCCTAACCGACTTGTTCAAGAAACATATTGTTGATCCAAAAAGCTTTGATTCATGGGCAGAAGACGGCGCTATTTTTTGCACTCAAGGCGATGACATAGACGGTTTTGAAGTCGAGTACACCGCCATTATCTTTGTGCAAAATGCCAAGCTCAATCCGGACAATCTTTTTATGCATATTGTCAGTTGGTTAAACAAGTATGACCAACACCGAAGTGAGAAAGGTTTAGCGATGCCGACATTTGCGGTCGAGCGCCTAGACCAAGGACGGAATGACATAAAGATAAAGATCGATATTCGTGAAGAGTACAACCTGATCGAAGATAAAAATGGCGACTGGAAACAAGCCGGTAATCTATTCCGCTGCGACAACCAGTTTGAAGCCGCCGCTGATGAAGATGAGTTAGGTGAACTGATTTACTTTGTTGGCCATGAGAGTGATTTGCCATGTCAGAACTCACACTAAAAACGCCTGAACAATTAACACAAGTCGTTGAAAGCTTAGTGCTTACAGCGTCTGAAAAGTTCGACCTAAACAGACGAATGGCAAATCGCGCAAGGCAATTCTTTCGAGCCCAGATAAGAGCTCAGCGAGATATTGATAACAACCTATACCAAAGCCGAACGCGAAGAAAGAAAGTCAAAACTCGGGAAGGTGTAGAAGGCGCACATACCGCCAACAACAAGAACATGTTGTTAGGGTTTGGTCGCGCAATGCGAACCATTGTGACTGAAGACAATTTTGAAGTCGGGATTAAAGGCGTAGCTGGCGACATAGGCCGCGAGCATAACGAGGGTTCACACGTTTCATTCACGACTCAAGTAAACGGTTTTTTTGATAGCAAGGTGGGGCGCTGGACTGGCGGAGCACTGACTAAACGAAATTACACAATGCCAAAGCGTACCTTCATTGGTTGGACGTCAGCTCTAGAGCGAGAGCTATTAGCAATGGCAGCGGAACACTTTGCACTAAAGGATGCAGCGTAATGGAAAAAACCAAAGTACCAACATTCACAATCAAGCCAAGAGAAGGGATCACCGTAAAAGACCCAGAAACACTTGAGCCACTGGAAGATACAGGTGAATCCAAACCTCGTAACACCTATTGGCTACGTCGTGTCAACGATGGTGACTGCACGGTTGTTGACACTTCGACAAAACAAACAACCACCAAGAAGGATGCTAAATAATGAGTATTAGCTTCAACGAAGTCCCTACCAATATTCGTGTACCAGGTTGTTTTATCGAGATCGATAACAGCCTAGCGAACAGCGCTGAAGAACAACAAGTCATCTTAGCCATTGGTAATGCGATTGCAGGCGCCAAAGTTGGGCCAAATACCGTGACTTTGTGTATGGACGAAACCACTGCCGCGGAGAACTTTGGCAAAGAGGGCTCCACCTCTGAAATTGTGGAAATGGTCGAATACTTCCGTAAGCAAGATGAAGTGATGCCAATTTTTGCGGTCAGTGTTGATTCCGGTGATATAACAAGCGCACTCGCTGCGTTGGGTGATGTTCAATATCACCACATCATGTGCTCACTCAATGACGAAACCACCATTCGAGAGTTAGGTGAACTACTTGAAGAGCGTTATGACGCGATGAACCAGATCCCCGGTTTGGCTTACATTCCGAAGAAAGGCACACACGCCGAGCTTATCACTTTCGCCCCTTTCAGTAATTGCCCGCTGATTAGTTTTCTGCCGGTTAACAGCTTCGGGGACTTCGCAAATACCGCCCTCAGCAACGCCGCGGCGATTGGTGCTTGGGTGGGACAAGTCGCCCCTTCACTGGCGATTGACCCTTGTCGACCATTGCAAACATTGAAACTCAGTGGTGTGTACTCAACAGCTGCAAGTGAGTGGACGTTTGCAGAGCGCAATATGCTGCTTTACGAAGGTATCAGCACCTTCACGGTAAGCTCAGCAAAAGAAGTGATGGTTGAGCGCCCTATTACCGCTTACACAGAAAACGCCTCGGGTATCGCGGATAACAGCTATCTCGATGTGATGACACCCGCTACAGCAATGTATTTCCGTCAGAAACAACGCTCACGCATTCTTAGCAAATACGCTCGACACAAGCTGGCGAAAGATGGAACTAAGTTTGCTCCCGGTCAGGCTATCGTGACACCAAGCATGCTCAAAACCGAACTGCTCGCCTTGTATCGAGAGCTGGAATACAACGGTATTGTTCAGGACTTTGACGGCTACAAAAAGTCGCTCATTGTCGAACTAGACGGCACCAACAAGCAACGTGCGAACTACCAAGATTCTCCGCAGTTCGTGAATGGTCTAATCATTACCGCGGGTAAGGTTCAATTTAGGAAGTAACTTATGTCAACGAAAATTACTAGCCGCGCCGTCCTTAACGCGGGTTCGTTAGGTCGACTGCCATTAAAAGAAGGTGCTGAAATTGGCTTTGGTAACCTGAAGCGTGAAACCGTCATGGGTGATGATGGTCCATTAGGGTTTACCGAGGAATTCTCTGATGCCCCCTTTATCAAGGCAACCATCGTTCACGCCAAAGATACCGATGAGGAAGCGATCGCCAATTTCGTGGGTGAGAATGTCACCCTAGAAACCAACAGCGGTAAAACCTACACCTTGAAAGATGCATGGACGGTTGATCCTCTAACTCTCAATGTGAAAGACGGTCAGCTTGAAATCTTACTCAACGGCACTGAGCTGATCCCACAGTAAGGAGTTAAACCATGTTATCCATACTGATGAAACGCCAAGCACAGCTAAAACCTAAACAGGTGAATGCCGAAGCCCAACAGCCAGAGGTGAGCGTCATCGCTCGCCCTGCTTTTCTCGGTAAGCCATGGGAAGAAACCCAAGCCATGCTAAAGCAAGAGCTTAAATACGTCAGAACGCTTTCAGGCTCTAAAGAGAAAGACCCGTTCAAAGAAGAGCTAATCAAGAAATATCGCCCACTGGTCGAGGAGTTGCTTGAAACTCATAAAGGTAACTACGGCAACCTCGATGTGATGTGGTGGTGGTTCTTATGGCATGTAGACCTTGGCAAGCTAGAAGATATTTACGAAGACTTCCGGGCTGCTATTAGTGCTGGGCTTGAATGTCCGAATACTTGGAAGATGAACGGCCAGACCGCATTTCTGGGTTACGTGCAAAAGTACTCACAAAAGGCTTATGAAGCTAAAAAGCCATTCAATCGAGAATACCTTGTGAATGCCGTAAAAGACTTACGTGCAGGCGAGCTGGCAACAAACCCACCACTCAAAGTGAAAATGTTCCGTCTAGTCGGTGACTGGCACTTTGAAGAAGGTGAAAAGAAAGAAGCCCATGATTTGTTTGAGCAGGTAATGAAGCTCGACCCAAGCAAAGGTGGCCGCAAGACAAAACTGAAAGATTTGAGAGAGGAGCTAGGCTATGACAGTCCCAATTAAAAACCGAGCAACTACAAAATCAGTGGAGCTCCCTATTCCTATTGAAAAGGATGGGAATGAAATTAAAACGCTCGATATCCAAAAACCAAACTCAGGTAATCTTCGTGGCCTTAGTCTCATTGATGTTTGTGATATGCGTTTTGAAGCAGGAGAAGTCCTATTGCCTCGAATCTCCAGCCTAAATGAGCGTGACGCAATGAATATGCCTATAGAGAACTGGGCGCCAATACTGACGACTATCGCCTCTTTTTTCGTCAATGTGGAATAGTGATAGAAAATGTTGAGGACTATTACGCAGACCTAGGTGCAGTGTTCCATTGGCAGCCAAGCGAAATAGACAAACTCAGCTACGAAGACCTATTAATGTTCCGCGAAAAAGCACGACAAAGAACTGAACAAGAAGAGAGCGAATAGGCTCTCTTTTTTATTTTGGGAAGATACCGCAATGAAAATGAATCTCTCCGTTGTGATGGGCATGAAAGATAAGACCAAGCCTATCCTAAAAGGTATGAGCAGCGAATCAGACCGCTATGCTAAGCAAATCAGAAAGGTGCAAAAAGCTCAGGCGGATGACTCTAGCGCTATGGCTATGATTGATCGCTTCAACGACATCAAGAAAGCCAAGCAGAAAAACATTCTAGCTCTGAAAGCGGAGGAAGAGCAGTTAGATAAACTGCAAAAGAAAGCGAAGCAGCTTCAGGCACCAAGTGCTGCCCTTACTGCGAAAATCGCCAAGCAGAAAGCAAAGTTGAGCAAACTCAACACCGAGCAAAAACAATATCAAACAGGATTGTTGGGCTTACGCAAAAGCCTAAAAAAATCCGGTGTTTCCGTGTATAAGCTCGATAGCGAATACGAACGCCTGAACAAGAGTTACAAAGAGCATGGTAAAGAGATCACTTCACTACAAAAGAAGTACTCGAAACTACAAGGCATCATGAAGCCGATGCAAAAGCTCAATGGCAAAATAAAACTGCCTCAAGTCGGTGGCGCGGTTGCAGGAAAAGGCGCCGCTTTGCTAGGTGGTTTGAGTATTGCTGGCCTAGTTACTGAAGTGAACAGTGCAGCAGCCGAAATGGACGCTCTCGCTAAAAAATCCGCCACTATAAAAATGTCCATTAGTGAACTGCAAGCCATGCGCAAACAAGCATCGCATGCAGGTGTAGACGAAGACGCTATGTCATCGGCCTTAACACGCTTTACCAAGCGGCTTGGCGTACTACAACAAACGGGAAGTGGCGCTCTAGGCTCTTACCTCAAAAAGAGTGGGAACTCTGCCTTTAAAGATCTAGACGGGGCAGCGAACACCCAAGAAGCCTATGAAAAACTATTAGGGTCATTTTCAAAGCTCAAAACAGAGCAGGAGCAAATGGCCTTTGCGGATGCTGCCTTTGGTCAAGACGGCCGCCAAATGCTCTTACTTCTCCGAGAAGGTACAGATGGTTTAGCGAGGTCACGAAAAGAATTAGCCGAATTAGGCGGTGGTGCAAAAGCGGAAGATGCAGCAAAAGCAGAAGCCTACAATGATGCTTTGCAGCGTATTCAAGAAAGTATCAAATCCATCAAGTATGCCGCCCTCGCTCCTATCATGGAAAAAGCCACTCAAGCCTTCGGTGAGTTCACAACCAAATTTAAGAATGCGAAATGGCGAGATGAAACTATAACTAAAGTCACTCAAGCAGTTAAAGGTCTCTACAATGGGCTTGTTTTTCTGGGTAAAGGTGTGATTTTTGTTTCTCAGCATTTCCGTGAGATTGTTGCTGGCGTTGCTTTGTTTAAAGCGGCATTGATTGCACTAAACGCGGTGATCTTAGGTAACCCAATTGGATTAATCGTCGCAGCAGTGATGGCGGCAATTGTTGCCATTACCTATCTGGTTGATAAGTTCATTGGGTTAGACAAAGTGATCGCTTGGGTAGGCGAGAAAGTTCGCTGGTTGTGGGGTGAGTTCAAAGAGCTCATCAACAAACTGCCAGATGCTTTGATACCTGAAGGTTGGAAGTTGCAAACCGAAGAGGCAGGTGAACAAGTCGATAAATTGGCAGGAAAACTAAACAAGATTAAAGACAAGAACGCCAAGTTAGGTATCACGACTAATGAAACACATAACCGAACTGAACAACAAGGTTACACGGGATATCCAGCCGGAGGGCTTACCGCGCAAAATCAATACCGACCTTATCAACCGTTGGCCCCACAAACGATGAAGAGTAAATCTGAAGTATCACTGACGATTAAATCTGATAAGCCAATATCAGTAGACCAAGCCAAAACAGACAAAGGAACGGATCTTAATATGGACGTTGGAAACATGGCATGGGGATTCTAG